CACCCTGACAAAATCCTTTTCGTAGATATTATCGCTTATCATGCCAGCGAATCGCAAAATGCAACTATTCGAAAACTCCACAATTTTAATCGCTGCGCGCAGGTCATAAATGCCCGTGCAACCATCCTCAGAAATTGTATGGGCAACCTTTTCGATATGCTCAGGCGCGCGGCTTATAAGCTGATTTAATGGATAGGGGGTAGTTTTTACCAATTCATCGACGTTGTCGCGGTATGCGTCAAAAATCTCCCACGCTTCGGGGGTGAATTCTATTTCTTCGGGATGCGGTGCGCCGTAAGAATCATATGGGCTATGCGACGTTATAGCCAGAACTTTATCAATGATTGATTGCGGGGGCGGGCTGAATTTGACCTTTTTCTGCCGATCTGGCCGTTCCTTCGATTCAAGAACAATCCAGCGATTAAGAAACCCGTCCACAATCTCGCCAGAGCCGCACGCGTCGCGGAATTTTTCATACACCGTCGAACCGTAGCAGCAAAAATGCGGGTTTTCAATGTCGATGCGCGGCTCTTTGGCGCCGGCAGCTTTTTCCCTGCCCATAAGAATCGAGTTAGCCGAACTGAAAGTCTTGATTATGTAATCGAGTATTTCACGTTGATGTACGCCTGCACCGGCGCTGCTAAGGTTGCCGATATATCGCCCCACCTCATCCATTACCATATAACCGACGTTGCCTGATTTTTGTAGCGCATGAAGGAATCCAGCGCCACTGACAGGCTCGCCCATAAGGTGTTTTTGCAGGCCGCACGCCTTCACAAGCCGTTTTATAGCGTTTTGCGGGTGTTCTTTCCCCCCGCCTGTGGGAGCCATAGCCAGAATCATCAAGTTAGTGCGTAAATCAGTTTTTCCACGCACGCGGTGGCCTTTAATCATGCCAACAAAGGATAAAGCGGCGGCAAGTGACAAAAGCGGCTGCGGCCTGATTGCAGTTGCGGTGATCCAGTCAGCTATCTCACCGACTAGTCCATGAACCACAATGCTATTCTCGTCTGCTTTCTTTTCCTTGACAAAATAACCCCGCACCGACTCGCGCGGGATGTCGTTAAAGTCACCTACAGAGGAAGGCGCAACGTAACTATATCCAGAATCTTTCGCGGCTTTTTCGCCTACACCGTTTGCGTCATTATCGGCTGCAACAGATATATTCTTAAAGGGCAGCGAATCGCAAACTGCCTTTAAGTTACCAGCGTTAAGAGCCACAATAACAGGGATGCCGGTTTCTTCGTAAATTGTCGCGCCGGTGGCAAAGCCTTCGCATACAATCACCGTATCAATGGGCGTGCCGATAATGTAATAACACCCGCGCACGCGCGCGCCTTGCAAAAAATACTTGTCACCATTGCCATAAATTTTCTGGTAACTCCAAACTTTGCCCGTGGAGTCCTGAAGCGGCATCACAAGGGTAGAGCCATCAAACCGCAATCCATGAGCTTTCACGCCCTTTGCGCGCAGATAATCGCTGTAACCAATGCGAGGAATCATCCTCCCAGTTGCCATATGACGCGGCAAGGCCGCCTTCATAAATTACATACCAGCCATTTTCTTTTCGCGGTTTTGCAACCGTCGGGCAACGGTGTAACTGGCCGTCCATAACCAATGCGCTAAAATTAAGGCCAGCCGAGAGCAATGCGTTTTCAAGTGATGACACACTACACCCCATTTTTCTTGAACTGAAGAATCAAAAAGCGTATAAATGTGCTTTCCGTCATTCCCAGCTTTTTAGCCTCCCTCTTTACCCACGTCACCACGTCGCCAGTGACATAAGTAACCAGCCGTTTTTCGTTTTTCATAATCACCTCATAAAAAAATTTGACAGGCACAGATTAATGCTTTATTGTGCCTATTGTCAAGACAAACTATTACTAACCACTAACCAAGGACTATGACCATGACAAATGACAATGACGACGAAGAAAAATTCCTAGTCGATAAAGTTTTATCCGCGAGGGAAAACTTCCGCGACATAAAGACGCAGATGTGTATTTTACAAATGAAATATAATTCTGCAAAATCTTACATGGAAGCATGTGAGCAGGCCGCGATTGACTACATGATTGGGAATGGCTGCATTGAAACCGAAAACTTCCGCATCAAGAAAACGCAAGTGGTGGATGTTCAGGGCGAGTTTCCTGATGAATATGCACGCATTAAGCGTGAGCCTGACAAGCGGAAAATCGCAATCGAGAAGCCGCAGGCTAATTGGTACACGATGAAAGAAAACACTTACATTCAACTGGTAGGAGATAAACGTGGAATTTAATGAAATAAAGACTGGCACGTCGAAAGAATTGCCGAGCAAGATTGTAGTTTACGGCGTGCCAAAAATCGGCAAAAGCCGATTCGCTGCACAGTTTCCTGATGCGTTTTTTATCAACGTCGAGGATGGCCTTCAATACCTTGGCAAGGAAGTGCGCTCAACGCCTGCGCTGCATTCGTTTGATGAAGTGCTGGGATGGCTTATGCACATTTACAATAATGATAATTTTACTCGCGGCAGA